ACATTCAAGGTCGGTTGATAACGAAGCGTTCCTACAGCAGATCCTGAGACTCTACGACGAATGTAGACGATTCCTGAACCGCCAGAACCGCCGATAGCGTTAATACCAAAACTACTTGCCCCACCACCGCCACCGCTTCCTGTGTTTTCGCTTGCACTATCGCCAAAACCGAATCCAGCACCGCCAGCACCGCCGATAGATGAACCGCCTGCGCCACCAGCGCCAGAACCGCCACCGCCACCGCCAGCCGCCTTGAAGAGCGCACTACCACCGATAAATGCTGAAACATCGTAGCCAGCACCGCCAGCGCCTCCAGTTGTGCCGCTACCGTTTGCACCAACTGCCGTTGCACCACCGCCACCGCCTGCGGCGTTTGGTACTACCGCCGTGCCACCGTTGTTACCGCCAACGCCTGCACCATAAATAGCCGTTCCGAAAGTTGAAACTGCACCACCTGCGCCGCCACCAGAACCACCTCTTGCGCCGTATAGTTGTGGGTCATATGCGCCACCGTGACCACCACCTGGAACACCCAATGCTCTTGCTGTATTGTCTAATGTTGAACCGCTACCTGTAGCAACAGAGATACCTGCGCCAGCACCGCCAGCACCGACTACGACAGGAGTGTTTGCAGATAAATAAATTGTTGCTTGGGTTACGCCACCAGCACCACCACCACCACCGTTGTAGTTGCTGTTGCCGTAGCCACCAGAACCACCACCACCGACAAGAAGGACATCAAACCAACCAGGTTGAGTAACGAAAAGCGTACCTATTGCCGTAAATGTATGTAATTTATAAGAAACATTGTTAACAACAATATCCGTTTCTGTTCCGCCAGATGCAATACCGTATTCGGTTGCGAGTCTTGGTTTACGGGCTCCTGAGATGCTCATTGGTCTATAGACTTACTTGGTACTCAATCCACACATGGCCGCCACCGCCTGCCGCACCGTTTGTGCCTGCCGTGCCGCCTGACCCAACCGTCACGGCGATACCCGTACCTGCGGTGACTGCGCCACCAGCAACAATCAACGCACCGTTGCCGCCGATAATCGTGTAGCCCTCGTCACCAATGCCACGATTACCGATGGCTGAACCGCCTTTGCCACTATTCGCTACACCTGCTACGCCTTGCCCGCCTGAACCTTGATAAGCGGTAAATGCGCCAGCATTACCGCCTGTTGCCGTAATCGTTCCACTAGCAAACGCAACGCTACTGTTGCCGCCTGCGCCTGCGCTCGCACCGACACCGCCGCCGGCACCAAGAATGTGCGCTACCGCATAAGTGACACCAGCAGGCGGCGTAAATGTTCCGGTTGCCGTGAACATATCTACTTTCGTAATCATTTTACGCTCGTAACTTGATAGTCCAACAAATCCTCTATCTGTTTGTAAGAAACCATACGCTGCTGAAAGCCCCACACCTCTATCCTCCTTTATTGATTAAACTTCTTTTTCCCACCCAATGGCTGTCACGTTCACGACGCTTGCCGCATCTGCAAGCCCTTGAAGGGTTTCACCCGCCGTAAGAACGAGCGCCGTGTCGAACACCATGATGTCGTTTGCGCCAATGGGTAATTGGGAAATAATTCGATTTGCTGCAGTTGCAGCAGTACCGATCGCCAAAGAGAATGTCCTATCAACCGTATCTGTATTTGTAATAATAATTTGTTTTAATACCTCAACCCGGCTTGCAGCAACGGTTGCAATGGTCGTTGTTGTTGTACCCAATTGTGTTGGTCCACCAAGTCTTGTTTCTGTTCTATCGCCTACTGCCATATGTTATGCTCCTTTTACATTATACATTAAATTACGCTCCAATGTCCATAATAAATATGGCTGCAGCATTAGATGTCAATGGATTACTTGAAACCTGCACCCATTCCAATCCAGTCCCGGTGGAAGAGTTTGCTCCAAGAACATAACCATTTGTCCCAACAGCTAAACGACCAATTGTGTCATTTGCAGTTCCTACCAGAAGATCGCCTTTAGCATCAATAGTGCTAATTAATGTATTGAATGGTGCTGCGCCAATTTCAACCCAATATCCATCATAATAAATATATGCACCAGCATCATCTGAGTTGTACCATATTTGACCAGTTAAAGGACTTGCCGGAGCGGAGGAGCTAACAATTGCACCAAGGGGTGTTCCACCAATTTCAACCCAAAAACCATCGTAATAGATATATGTACCAGCATTAGAAGTGTTAAACCAAATTTGACCTGTAATTGGATTTGCTGGAGCGCTTGCGCTTATAGAAATTGCAAGTGGATTGCCTCCAATTTCAACCCAGAAGCCATCATAATATACATACACCTTACCATCATCTGAGTCAAACCAAAGAGCGCCAGTTACTGGCGATTCTGGTGCTCCAGAAGATACAGTTGCACCACCTGTGACTGCTTCTGGTACAAGTACTGAGTTATTAAGATTAGGCATATTCGATACCGCTAATTGTAAATGTTACAGCGTTGGCTGTTGTCTGTGCAACATGAATACTACTATTAGCAGGTACGACTATGGAAGTGTTATAGAAAACAACATTGTTTGCCAATACGCTTACATTGCTCAAAATTTTATTACTATTACCAGCTGCTGCCCCATCAACCAATAGATGAATATTGCAGACAGCATTTGATGCTGTTGTATTGCACAAATTAATGTTTTTAATTATTGAATAATTACCAACGGTATTTGCAACAGTATAAACATTAGAGCCAGCTCCAACATTTGAACCAACAAAAAAACTTTTAGGTGTTAAACTAGCCATTAGTCAGCCCCCATCCAAACCAAAATTTCATTATCATATGTGGTATGATTCATATCTTGAATTACTGTTGCGTCAAGAACATGATCAACAAAAGCACCATTTAAATGAGAGTTTGCTGTAGAACCATCATAGCCGCGATTGGAAACGGTAAATGTATTTCCGGCCCTGGTGGAAATTAAAATTTTTTCTTCTGCCGCATTGCCCCTATTAATTACAATTACAAAAGGTAGAGAGCCAGAAGGAAATGTAGAACCATCTACAACAGCAATAGAACTGGCAGCGTTATTAATATTGGCAGATAACGTTGTTCTTAGTACACCGCCACTAAACTCTTGTCTTTTCATAGGCTCTCCTTAGTCAATTGTGATATCAAGATCGCCTGTGGCAATTCTTAGCGTATCTCCTGCATCTGTTGTTTTATTTGTCGTGAGAGTTCCCCACAGTAAAAGATTACCAGCAGTGGATGCATCGTGAATACCAATTGCCACAACAGTAACGGCAGGCATTCCTGTAAAATCTATATTTGCACTGTTTGATGTTGCGCCGCTTGCGGCTGCAGTAAATGCGGCAGGCTTACGAGCATAGGAGCCTCCGCTGATTTCCGTACCACCGCCAGTATCATCAGGGGCAGCAGAATACAAGCCAACATAAACGGCTGCTGGCATTGTAAATGAAGTTGTGCCAAGAAAGTGATCAAGTAATTTATTCTCAAGATAATTAGAAAGATTGCCAGCCATTGTTATGCCTCCACACTATTATAATATAACTTCTTTTCTTCGTCAGTTGCTCTTCTAAAAAGTCCCATATTGAATAATCTTTCAGCATCATCAGCCGGCCATTCTTTCATCGGATTTTGATATGTGAATGAAGTTCCATCTACAAAGGAATATACGCTTCCTTCAAAATAAACAACGACTTTATCACCAGAGACAGGAGTTGTTGGCTCCACCTTCTTTGGTTTTGGCTTTGTCGTTTTTTTTGGGGCGACATCTTCACTTTTAATTACATTATCTGTCATAAGACTCCATTATGTTTTTGGCGGAGTGGGATGTTTCCCCACCCCGCCATCAACATTAACCAGTTATTATCAGAGTGTGCGCAACTTCACATTCTTTGCAAGCACATAGTGATCAAGGTGCTCAATCTGGCATCCCATTCTGAGGAATTGAGTATACTCAATCACATCAGTCTTGGGCTGGAATTGACGATACACGGTGATATCTCTGTGCATACCAACAATCTTGTTGTTGGGGAAAATTAACTCAATATGACCGTGGCTACCAGATGGGGAAGCATAGTCACCAGTAAGCGTTTCTGGCATCAGTGGAATTTCCACTAGTGGAATGCCATATGGCGCAATACCTGTTGCACCAGGACCACCGTTTGCACGGATGGAACCCTGGAAGAATGCTTGCTCACCAAAGGTTGAGCCAGGAGCCGGAGCACCTGCTGTTGCGGCAGTTGCAGAGTTTGGATTCTGCAAGCTAAATGCAACATCTTGCACAACGCCGGGGCCAGCAAAGAAACGCAACTCGTTACGCTTCTGCAGATACTTTGTCGGCATGTTGCGAAGAATACGATCGAATGTTGCACGGCTAACATTGTTGCCGCCTTCATCAACGATCTTTGTACCCGTTGCACCAGCACCAGCCGTTGCCAACTTAAGGAACCCATCAACTGCTTTCAGAAGACCGTTTGCCGAAGATGTGTTGCCATTGATCAACAAGTCATCCAAGTCATTGGCTGTTTGACGAGCCATAACCTGAGCAATGTGATCTTCTAGCGAAGTACCCTCGATGTTGTCTTCCAATGACTCTGTGCTGAGCGCCCAGTCAAGACGAAGCTTAACGCTGGAGAGCGAAACCTTAGAGAAGGTAACAGCCACATTTGAACCAGTGTTGCTTGCCTCAGTTGCCTTAGTAAGCAAACGATCACCGATTGACAATTTATCAATTTCAACTTGTGGTGTACGCATGCGAACAATACGAGCGTTCTTCATCAGAACAGATTGATCAACCACGAAATCAAGAAAACGATTTGATTGCTCAGGCTTGAGCAAACCACCGTTTGCATTACCGCTGACGATTGATGACGTGGTTACTTCGCCAGCCTTAGAAAGAATTTCTTCCTGTGTTGCCATGTTTAAGTCCTCCTTATTATGACTTATAACCCAAAGACTCAATCAGAGCCTGAGGTAGATAAATGTTGTTCCAGACCGATTGCGGAGCAGACTTAACAATTGTCTCCTCTTCATCGTTGTCTTCGGGGTCAACACTCTTTTTAACAGCGCCAGCATTTGCAATTTCTTCAACCTTAGCAGTCTGTTCTTGCAGAGCCTTCTCGGTTGTCTCCAACTTTTGAGCAAGCTCTGTTTTCTGTGATTCTAAGCTTTTTGCAACATCATCGATCTTAGCAGCAACATTTGCTTCAACTTCAGCCTTAAGCGAAGTGGCAAAGTCGTTAAGCTTCTGATCAATGACGGAGCCAAGAGCTTCTTTCAACATTTCAATATCCATTTCTTGTTCCTCCATTTGTTCAGTATGTACTGCTGCCTCGGATGTGGCTTCAGCATCGTCAGTTTTATTAAGACTGACATCGCTTGACTCCGAACTAAGCCAAGCGACAAACTTTTTAACAAGTGATAATTTATTTTCATCACTATTAATTAAATTATCCATAGGGTTTACCTTATCATATTTTACATCATTTAGCAATGAGATTTCGAGGTTTTCTTCATTTTCTAAATCAATCCCCTCAAAATAGGTCTTTCCTTGCTCAATAACGTCATCTAGATCATCAAAGATGGTATCTAGTAATACTTCAATTGCTGCTTCATCTGCATCTAAATCATAATCTTCATTCATATCAACCAGACCAGAGGTGCTCCCATCAAACTTCTTTGCTTCCTTTTGCCTTCTATATCTTTCTAAAAGCCTTCTTCCCTTTGCCGCAAGCCGCGCAGCAGCAGCAGCATCACTTGGTACTGGCTCCCCCCAAGCAGCGGCTGAAAGAGCAAGCCTTGTTGGTTGCCCGTTTGGTTTCTTCATTGGGCCAGAAGGATTAGTAAAAAATCTTGTTAAGAATGAACCCTTTCTGCGCATTTTTTCTGGAGTATTTGCAGCACCCCTAACTCCTGGCTTTAAGTTTGCGCCTTCAGTTTGTTTGAAGTGTCTTCTACCGGCAGCAGTTAATCCGCCCTTTGGATCTTTCAAGGGTTGTTTCTTTTCAAATTCTTCTTCTAGTAATTCTAGAACATATTCTAAAGTGCCAGAATTGTCTTTCTTTACAAGGTCAATTACCGCCATTGCATTTGCGGGATTATCAACAAGACTAAGTTCACCAAGATTATATTCTTTAATAATATGCACTGGTCTACCATTGTGAACTTTGTTTTGCATCATTTCTTTCTTCACAATTTTTCCACCAATTGAAAATGCACGAAGTGTTCCATCAAGAACTTTTTGCCAAGTGCTTTCTGCGCCTTTTGAAATATAAGCTTCAACTTGAATTGCATTATACTCTTCACCATCAATGCCTTTCATTTTAATTGCTTTGTGACTAATGGCTTTTCCAACAGCAACCGGGGCATGCATTTCTCTTATGTTGCCTTGCCAATTTTTGAACGCATCAAGTGACGCGCTAAAATCTACAAGATCGCCAACCTTGTCAACATTATCAGCTGTGGCAATACCAGTAACAATACGCTCTTCTTTCTTGACCATATCAATTGGAAAGGTCATGTTAAAATTTGTCATAAAAGATATACTCCTAAGTTTATGCTATAAATCTATTATACAGCAAATCAGCCAAGTGCATATACCGCAACTGTCACATTGGCGGTAATAACTTGGAACTGGGTGTAGTCTCCCTCAACCGAAACATAGTTCTTGTTTGCTGGAATTAACACTTGGTGTGGACCACCATTTAGTTTAATAACTGCATTTGTAGAAGCATGCGTGTTGAGAAAGTTAATACTTGTTGTATGACCAATAAGGGTTACAGTATTTGCCGTACTGTCAACGCCTGTGCTGGAATAAACAATTCCCATTCCGTTACTCATTCTGTACCTCCTGAATTATCCTGATTTTCTCCCCTTTCGGCTTGATCGCCCGACTCTCTTGGGTCGGAACTTCCCTCTGGGGTATCGGCTCTTGCGTTTCTAGGCTGAGATGCTTCATTATTGGAATTACCAACTGGAGCACCCGGACCAGATTGTTCTTTTTTAACTTTAGATGGGAACGGAAGCACCTCATCGCCATCTGCTCGCTCTGGCAGGCCAAGAGCGGAGCGAACTTCATTTGGTGCAATAACTTCTGTTCTTAAATATCTGTCATTAATTCTAGACTGAATATCTTCATCAATCAAGTCAATCTTCTTAAATCTTAAAACAAATAAATCAGTAAACTCGGCCATTACTCTATTTATTTTCTTTTCAATAACGGCCTGATCTGGTCCTACAACCTGCATTTTAAATGTTTTATCCGAGTCCCTAGATACAGCAAGGTTTGCATTGTCGTACACGCCAACTTTTGGTGCAGGAACCCTATTGGCAACTAAAATTTCATCTCTATTTGATTTTCTATATTTATCAAATGAAGCATCTTGAACCCCAGCTTCTAGTTTTTCAAAACGGATATCACTATCAGCGCCAATAGAGGCAGGAATTGGAATAACGAGAGTACCATGATTGCGACCCTTAACTTCTTTTCTAAAATAATTAATAAGTTCTTGTTTTGATTGATTACTTAACTTTGCACCCTTAACTATAACGGCATACCGAGGAATAGCTTTATTTTCAAAATAGTCAATATTATATTCTTTCGCAAACTTATCACCAATAATTGCAGCGGCAGCAGAGACTGAAGAAGGAACACCGTAGTACGTATTTTTAGGAGTGTAAATCTTAAAATGAATAATTTCATTTGGTCTGGGGTCTGTGTTGATCGGGTCTTCCGTTTTTTCATCACCGTAGTTTCTGAAGAAGACCGCTGCGATTTTACTCGTCCTTGCGATTTGGACAAAGCCATCTCTTTTTCTCCTTACCCTAACAAGGGTTGCTGGTATGTGACCAATATATCCTATCTTACCAGCATTGTTTCTGCCAACCTCTAAGTATCCATTGCCAACAGTAAGAACATCTTGCCAAACTTTAATCATTGTTTCAATAAAAGTTTCTTCAACATTTATGTTTTCAAAAATTTCATCAAGCTTTTCTTTTTCATCTTGAAGCATTTTGCGAACACGGCTAACCCGTTCTGGATCACTCATTGCTTTTTCAATTTTTCTTTTTGATTTTGTGGTTTCTTCAAATTCAAAACCAACACCAACAGTATTCATAACTCTAGCCATAACAGAGGCATTATGAATTGCGCTTGAATCAAATAGCCCAGCAAGAGTATCTAGGTCATATGGTGGATTAACAATGTCATATAGTGAATATCCATCAAGTGTTTCTGGATCAACATATTTTGTTTTAGTACCATCTGTTCCTTCAAGTTTTTTAGAAAGCCTTAAAGCTCTTCTTTTCATTT